ATAGCAAAGTGTGTGAAATCTATGCGTCTTGCCAGTGGTTATCCGATCAGGAGAAAAAGGCAGTTGATGAAGCCAAAAGGAATGTAAGATAATGAGTTTTGGTGGTGGATTTACGCAAGCTATAAACATCAAACTCATTGGGTCTTCCAATTTGAAGAACTCAATGGGTGGTGCCGTAAGTGAAGTTAATAAATTAAAATCTGCCTTTACTGATTTGCGTTCTGCAGGACTTAAACTCATGGGAGTTGGCGTTGGGATTTCAACTGCATTTATAGGACCCGTAGTTCAGGCTTCTAAATTTAATACACAACTTATTCGAACAGGAAAATTAGCAGGCGTGGGTGCGTCTGAGATGAAAGTATTAGGTGATGTGGCAATGGAACTGGGTGCGAAGACACTATTTACAGCACAGCAGATTGCCATGGGTCAGGAAGAACTTGTTCGTCTTGGGTTTGGGATGGAAGTTGTGGGAAACAAAGCAGGAGCATTTGGTGAAGTGTTAAACTTTGCATCAGCCCATCAAATTGAAATGTCAGACTCTGCACAGATGCTCATTGGAACTTTAAGGTCATTTAATCAGCCACTTACTGATTCTCAAAAAGTGTCGGATATGTTTTCAACGGTTTTAAGTAAAACAGGATTCTCTATGGATGGTCTTACCGAAGCCTTGAAAATGGCAAACACCTCTATTCCTGCGTTTAATCAATCTATTGAAACACAACTCACCCTACTTGGAATCTTAGCCAACAGACAGCAAGGCTCATCCATTGGTGCAAGACGATTATCGACTGCAATGACTCAGATTTACACTCAACAAGATAAGATAAATAAACTCTTCGGATCTAAAACATTCAAAGTCTATGATGAGGCCACAGGTAAACAGAAAAACTTCATTGATGTCATATTTGATATGAAAAAAGCGATGAAGGGATTTTCTGATGAACAGCAGGCAGTCATGTTAAAAGATTTAGTGGGAACGATTGGTTTAAAGGGACTGGTTCCACTTCTTAAAGCACCTGTGGAAGAGTTTAAAAAATTAGGGATTGCGATTAACAAAGGTGCGATTTCAACATCAGGGTTTGCAGATGCGGTTAGAAAAACACCGAAGGGAATGTGGCTTTTAATGAAGTCAGCCATTTCTGGTGTTACAATGGAGATTGGACAACATTTAATGCCCATTGCAACGGCTACTATGAAAGTTGTAACCATGCTCTCTGATAAGTTTTTAGGATTTTTAAAGGCTCATCCTGTGCTTGCTAAAATTGTGCTTATTGCCATAGCGTTAATTGGTGTACTTGCAATTTTAGGAGGCGGATTATTTTTGACCACTTCAATGCTTGGACTGATGATGACATCCACATCAGGACTAACGAGCAGTTTAATCTCAATGGCATCTACAATGACCGGCACAAGCGTGTCTTCAATGACCTTGTCAACAGCCTTAGGTGTGCTGTCAGGAACACTTTGGTCTATCTTGTGGCCGATTGGGGCGATTATTTTAGGTGTCGTTCTGCTTTACAAAGCATGGCAACATAATTTCTTAGGGTTAAAAGATACAGTAGATGCAATGTGGACAGCCATAAAGCCATTTTTCACATGGATTGGAAGTATTTTTAAGACGGTTTCTACTATAATTAAATCATCAATCGGAAATCTTAAATCATCAATAACAGATTGGTACAAACAATGGAATAAATCCTTCACAGGAATGAAATCACCCATTATGGCATTTGCAGGTGTGGTGGCATATGTGGTTGGATTTGTTGTTGGAATTTTAAAGACTGTATTTAATGCGGTAAAGCCATATTTATTGCCATTGTTTTCCTTTTTAACTATCGGCTTTACTGGTGTATTTAAAGTGATTGGCGGTGTGCTTAAAATCTTTCTTTCTGTGTTTTCTGGAGTCTTTCGGATCATCGGAAGCATTTTAAAGGGTGATTTTAGTGGAGCACTTTCGGCTGTTAAATCAATGGTCAAAGGCGTATTTGAAGGAGTAATTACCATATTCAAAGGTCTTGGGGGAGTAATAAAAGGTGTACTTGGTGTTGTAATAAATCTCTTTAAAATTACATTTGTCGGTGCTTTTACGATTGTCAAATCTGCTCTTTACGGAATTTGGTCGCTTGTTAAAAATGTGTTCTCATTTATTTTTGGTGCAATAAAGTGGGTTGCTGGAGGTGTGATTGAATTTGGGAAGATTATTGTCTCTACATTGGCATCACCATTTATCGATGCGTGGAGTCTAATAAAATCAATATTCTCTGGTGAATTAGGACTTGCTGATGCATTAAAGAAAAGGGTCAAAGTTGTATTCTCCATAATTACCACACCATTTAGGTTAGCATTTAATGTCATTGGTAAGATATTTAATATCTCAAATTTCGGAGATAGTGTCCTTACAAAACTCACCGCAGTTTTTGGCAAAGTATTTTCCATTTTAATCAAACCATTTAAATCAGGATGTGGATTTATTGTTTCTGTTTTCAGCAAGGTAAAATCATTCTTTGGTAGTGTGTTTATGGATGCATTTAAGACGGTATTTAATACAATTACTACCCCATTTATTTCAGGATAGAATGCGATTAAAAATGTGTTTCAAGGTAATATTGGTATTGTTGATGCATTAAAGAAAATTGGTTCATCGATTATACAGATTTTAACCACACCATTTCGGTTGGCATTTAATCTAATCGGCAGAATATTTAACATCAAAGGTTTGGGTGAGAAAATTATCTCAACGCTTTCATCTATCTTTGGAAAAGTGATAAACATTATATCCATCCCATTTACAAAAGGATGGGAGATTATTAAATCCGTATTTTCAAATATATTTGGGTTTTTCTCCTCAATCTTCACACCTGTATTTGAATGGCTAAACACAACGTGGGCATCACTTTCAAATATGCTCTCTGGTGTATGGAGTATTGTATCGGGTAGTTTTACTTCATTTGTGGATGGACTTCATATTGGAATTTCTTCTGTAGTGGCATTTTTTTCCACAGCATTTAACAGTATTAAAACCACAGCCACAACTATATTCACATCCATTGGGAACTCTATATCTGGTGTGTGGACTGGGATAAAATCTATGTTTACAGGTTCCATAAACTCTGTCATTGATAAAGCCAATTCATTAATTGGTGGAGTCAACTTAGTAACTGGGAAAATAGGCATCCCATCCATTCCAGAAATCCCAAAACTTTCTGTGGGAATTATGGATGTTCCGCAGGATATGTTGGCAGTCATTCATAAGGGTGAAGCAGTTATTCCAGCCAGTGAGAACCCTTTTACAAAAGGCTCATCGTTAACACGGTCCGTTATCAATAATAATGCATACAATAATCAACATATTAAAACTGTTTCTGTGGATAGATCTATAAAAGACATTACACTTCAAGTAACCATTGGAAGCGGAAATCCAGATGATTTTAAATCAAAACTAATGGAAGTATTTGAAGACTTGGCAGGAAAATCTGATGCCATTGAGGTTGCCGTTTAATGAGCCTATTTACCGAACTAAAACCCATTAAAAGTAACAGTGCTTATATGGATGTGTCACTTGGAGGTTTAATATTACCCGTGCCACCAAAGGCGATGAAAATCAAGCAATCCATGAAGATTGATGAGATTGAGATTCCAGGCAGAAGTGGAAAAGTCAAACAACCCATCGGCTATGAAGATGCTGAGATTACGCTCACTTTAGAAATTCCAGCAATTTATGAAGATGGATGGGTTAAAGATAGTGCACCAGAGAGATTTAAATCTATTCAATCATTATTTAGAAATAGCAAAGATACCAAGCCACAGGCGGTCGATATTGCATCTACATTAACGAATACTTGTGGCGTTAAACAGGTGCTTATTAAATCGGTTGAAATATCAGACAGCACAATGGATTTAGTAACGGTTAATCTTACGCTTTCAGAATATGAATCCATCGAAGTGCAATTGCAAAGCCAAGCACAGGAAATTGAAATTTTGGCTGAGACAGAAGAAAAAGGTGAAGAAGCCATTGCAGGTGATGAGAATCTGTCTGAGGCTTTGGGAGAGGTAGAAAATGATTATTTATCCCAGCAGTATGAAGCAGGAAAATCAGATGCGATGGGTGGAGAGTTTGAAGGTGAATCTCCAGCAGAGGACACAGATTAATGAAACCACGAATTACACAAATTACACGAATATATTTAAAAATTAAGAATGAAGATTTAAGATTTTCTTGGTTTTTATTTCGTTTCTTCGGCGGTTTCGTTGTGAGGAGTTTTTAATGCAGTATCCATCAATTAAAGTATTAGCAAACGATACAGACATTAGTTCACTTGTCACAGGTTTTGAATATTCTTCATCTTTATATGGAGAAGTAAGTTCAATTATGCTGTCGTTTCGGGATATTGAAAATTTGGTTGCACCCACGCTTTCCAAAGCAAATTCCATAAATATTCAATGGGGATATTTACCCGCTGTGGTGGGTGATGATGATTTAAGTGATTTATTTGAAGGAGTGATTATATCAGTAAATTCTGAAAAAGAAGATGTTGTAATTAAAGCATTAGACTATTTGGTTGGACTTAATTCAATATTAATATCTAATACATTTATTGAAGAGACAGCATCCAATATTTTAACAACCATCTTGGGAGAATCTTCGCTTGAACTTGATATTGAAGAGAGTGATTTAACCTATAAAGTATTCCCGATATTTAATGAATCAGCGATATCAGTTTTAAAGAAAATAACCAAAGATGTGAATGCTTATACAGGCATTCCACAAATCTACACCACTACTCAAAATCTTTTTACGTGGAAAGCATTAGACACCACAACATCACCTGTAATGACTTTTACAACTGGTGAGAATATCATTTCGTGGGTTAAGGGGAAATCACTTACAACACTTATTGTATCTGTATTAGTTGGAGATGTGATAAAAGTTAATGACTCTAATTATTTAGTGGAAACCGCAAGATATAAATGGAAAGATGGTGGTAGGACAACCTTTGGGGTGAGCGCAATATGAACCACAGATTACACAGATTGCACGGATTATAAATGTTAGAACAATATCTAAAGAAAATCATCGAACGCATCAGGCCTGATATTACGGAATATGTGAAACAACCTATTAAGGGCAAAGTGGTTGCGGTCCAAACCGATACATATACTTGTGATGTTCAGCCAGAAGATGAGTCGCATCCTGTTATTCCATTTGTAGAGATATTATCAGTATGGTCAACACCAACCACACGACTTTTAGCGTTACCAACAGTGGATAGTATTGTTATCGTTGGATTTTTAGATGGCGATTCAACCACGCCTTATATTCAAGGATTTATCACAGAAACTGGATTTGAGAATAGATTTTTAATTGAGTCTGAGACTTCAAGAATCTTTTTAGATGATGATGGAACAGTTACGGTGGAAAGTGACAGCAAAGTAAATGTCAAGGCACCTGAAATTAATTTAGGTGAGTCAGCATCGGAGCAAATGATTAAGGGAAACACATTTCAATCGCTTTTTAATGCTCATACACACGGCACAGGTGTTGGTCCGTCAACACCACCGATTCAAGCCTTAACAGGCACAGAACTCTCGGAGGTGGTTAAATGCGTTTAAGTGAACATTTTATTTTACGTGAATTTACTAAATCCAAAACAGCGTTGGAAAATGGGATTGATAATACACCAGCAGATAATGCTATTAAAAATTTAGAAGCACTCTGCAAGAATGTATTAGAACCAATTCGGCAATACTTTAATTGCCCTGTATTTATAACCAGTGGATTTAGAAGTAAGAAGTTAAATGAACGGATTGGTGGATCGAAGTATTCGCAACATCTCAAAGGAGAAGCATCAGATTTTATTGTAAAAGGGGTAAAGACATCTGATGTGTTTGCATTTCTAACAAACATCAAGAAATGGACAAGTGGACAAATTCACACAGAATATAGCAAGGACCACGAGAAGTGGTTAACATCACAATCAATTTTATTTGACCAAGTGATTTATGAAAAACGAGGGAAAAGTGAATGGATACATATATCCCACAAGCGAAACAGACGAGAAAAACTCATCGCTACATTTGAAAATGGGAAACCAAATTATAGGAGGATTTCGTAATGCCACTTGTAAAAGCATCGCTTAAATCAGCAATTGAGACTGCCTTAGAAAGCAGTGAAGAGAAAACTAAGTCAGAAACGGCAGATGAAATTGCAACTGCCATTGATGATTACATTAAATCAATGACTATTACAGTAGCTGGAGTTGCCACAGCAGGAAGTCCATCTGCACAAGTGCAAACAGCACCGGTCATTGCAACAATAACATAAACGGAGGAAGTATGTGGAAATATTTAATTACAGTTAGTCAGGTTGCATTTAAATACAGAACGATTGTCAAGGAGACTCGTGATGTATATGCAAAATATCTGTCTGCTAAAAAGGATGGAAAAGTAACGGTAAAAGAAATGCGAGCCATTACAAACGAAATGTTTGATGTGGTTGGCGTTATCATTCCAGCCATCAAAGAGTTAAAAACCTTAAATAAGTAGTCGATGGTTGATACCAAACATATCACAATAAGCCGATACTGGCGAATGTAGGCGGTCATATTTTGCAACATTTAGGCAAAGACTTAACAATTGACGGTAATGGCGATTTGAAACTCTCCACGACAGGTGATTTGGATTTACTCTATGGTGGTGAGTGTTTAATGCAAGATGTCAGACATCGGCTTGAAACAGGATTTGGAGATGTATTTTCTCACGGTGATTTTGGTTCTATGTTGTTCCAGTTTTTAGGTCAGGCAGATACAGAATTAAATAGAAGTCTAATCAAACGAACCGTTGAGAATGCTTTAGAGCCAGAAAAACGAATCAAACCTGAAACGATTGATGTTATTATACAAAAATATTCACCCGAAGAAATTTGGCTAAATATCTCATTTCGATCCAGTGATAATATCCATCCATTTTCGTTTGTGTGGAAAGTATCGATTGATGAAATGGAAAAACTTACTTAACCACGAATTACACGGATTACACGAATATGTTAAAAATAGAAAAAGATGATTAAGAGCTTTGAACAAATAAGAGATGAAATGCTCACAGGCGTTGTGGATAAAACACCGATTACCAACTTAAATGCAGGTTCAGTGATTCGCACAATTATAGAAGTGATTGCCAAAGCGATTTCTGATATTTATTCGCTTGTGAAAACGGTATCTCAAGGTGGATTTATTCAAACATCTAACGGTAAATGGCTTGATTTAAAGGTTAGAGAACTTGGGCTTTTAAGAAAACAAGGTCAAAAGGCGACAGGATATATTACGTTTTCACGCAATGAAGCAAAAGATGAGAACATCACAATTCCAATTGGAACGATTGTAAAAACAGCCAAAAATACAGAAGGAAAAGAATATCGCTTTTTAACCATCGAAGAGAAGATTTTAGAAGCAAATACCACAGAAGTTTATGTGATTTGCGAAGCCGAAAAGGAAGGTGATTTATATAATGTTGGCAAAGAATCTATTCGCATTTTAGCCACCTATATTGCAGGAATTGACAAGGTATCAAATACGGATGTGAATATTGGCTCAGGAACACGTATTTGGCAGATAACAAATGGCACCAATACTGAAACAGATGATGATTTGCGTCATCGTGCAATTTATCGATGGGATGAGTTGTCTGTTGGTGGAACAGTGAATGCTTATAAATCGTGGGGATTATCGGTTGATGGTGTGAAAGATGTGAAAATATTAGATGATTTTCCATTTGGACCAGGAACTGTTGGAATGCTTGTATTATCAGAGTCAGGTGAACCTTCTCCAGAACTTCTGCAACAAGTGTATGAAACCGTAAATCTAAAAAAGCCACTCACTGCCAAAGTGCATGTTTTAGCACCGCAGATTAAAGAAGTGGATATTACAATTATAGTAGAACGATATGCGTCATTTGAAGAGATGGACATTCAAGATAAAGTATTGCAAGCGGTAATGGGATTTAATTCACACCTTATTATTGGAGAGTCTTTAGTTCGTTCCAGGCTAATTTCAAAAATAATGGAGATTGATGGAGTCTATTCTGTGGAAATAACTTATCCAACAGATACCACCCCAGCATCACCTGATGAACTTATCCAGATACAGAATGCTGAGATTACACAGTTTGTAAAGGGCAGAGCCTATCAGGATACAGAAATCATAGTAGAACTTGCTGATGAAACACCAATGGGAGCAATGTAATGTTTGATTATCTATGGTGGTTATTACCCAATTTCTTTAAAAAGTCGGTGAAGAATAATTCGATTATTCGTGGGATTATTCAAGTGTTTGCTGATGCGATTTCAAGTATTAAGCAAAATACCTTAAAGGCAAGGCTCTCACATTTTATTTCAAAAGCAGATACTACAACAGAT